AACTGGGCAATATTATCGACCGTCTGATACAGTCCAGTATATTGGTAGTGATAGTACTGTTGGTACTGTTTCTAAAATAGAGTTCATAATAGAAAATGACACCGAACATGTTTATAGATTTTACGAAGATCATTCACAGATAACTGCTAATTATTGGTATCAAGTTAAGTATGATGACGTTTTTTATAATTATGTTTTAATGGATTATTTAGAATTGTATTCAATTTTAATACCATCTAATACGAAGGTTACATTGAGTTTAATGAGTAGTGCTAGTGCTAGATATTTTAATGCGTTTTATATCAAAGATTTAGGAATAGCAGAATCTTATTCAAATGGGATTGCTGAAGGATATTCATCTGGTTATGATCAAGGTTATATTGATGGTGCTTCAAGTGGTTATTCAATAGGGTATCAAGATGGCGTAGATGATAATTCATTATTTGAAAACGGTATTGAAGATTTAATATTCCAAGCGTTTGATGGAATAGCAGACTTTTTCAGCATAGAAGTATTTCCTAACATTTCGTTAGCTACACTCATATTCTTCCCGTTTATGATTGTTGTTTTTAGTGCGATCATATACTTCATGGTGAAAAAATGACGGGTGGACTTAAGGCAATTTGGGAATTTATGATGTTCTTCCTAGATCAGATAAATACATTTACTACTGGTTTAATGCAAGAACGAGTTTTAATAGAGGCGCAAACTCTTGAGGAATGGCAATATTACCTATATGTATATTTAACTGGTGAACAACCCACTATTGGTGTTACCACATGGGAAAATTTATCATTAACAGGTTTGGAAATACTTGTATATGTATTAATTGCAGCTGCGACAATGAGTTTGTTAACTAAACCAGTAAAAGTTATCTTAGAGGCGTTTAGTTTCGCATGATCGAATTTATTTTGGGATCTTTCCGGGTGATGACCGGGTTGGATAATGAAATTTTATTGTTAATAGCGATACTTACTGTTGGTATTTTATCGCTTACAAGGAAAGGAAATTAATATGTGGCAAGGATTTTTTGAGATAATTGCTCAGCAGATTGGATTTCTGCTATTTGGGCTAGATGCGGAAACGGTATGGAACACTGAATCATGGACAGCTGTGGATTGGAATGCAGTTGATGGTGTTCCTGTTCAAGTCATCGCTAATAATTTTACGATCATTATAGCAACAGCTCTGACGATCTTCGTTGGGTGGCTTGTTGTAAAATTAATAATTTGGTTATTTTCACTTACTAAATTTTGGAGGTAAAATATGACACTCCAAGGAATTATAATATTAATTGTTATTATTTTCATCATAGTAATAATCGTAAAGGATAAGCTAAATAAACGATTCATCAAAGAAAAATTTGAAGATAGCAATATTATAGTTTTTGGCAAAAAGGGAAGCGGTAAAGATTTATTATTCCAGCTTGTTATTAATCTTCGGAAGAAAAAGCATTATTCAAATATCGTTTATAACAAAAAAACGGAAATTATATGTATAGATCAACTTAGCGTATCGCCTAATACTTATGAGTTAGCGATACAAGGTAAATTTATCGTAGTGCCAAAAATATTTGAAGAAAGTACCGATGCATATATCTCTGATGGAGGAATTTTCTTACCATCTCAATATGATCATCAGCTAGATAGGCAATTTCCATCGTTTCCTATATTTTACGCATTGTCTAGGCATCTTTATAAATCGAATATACATATAAATACTCAAAGTCTTACAAGGGTATGGAAAAAGATAAGAGAACAAGCTGACGGTTATTTTAAGACAGCTGGAGTGATTAACTTTGGCCCATGGTTGTTTCTAAGAGTTCGTTATTATGATAAATACGAAACAGCCGAAGCCAATATGTCTCCATTGGCATCTAGGTTTATGAATAAATATGCAAGGGCTGAAGCTGATCAATACCTTGCCATGCATGGTCTTATTAAAGATATGTTTGTATTTATCCCGAAAAAGAGTATTCATTACTCTACCAGATATTTCCATGATGTTTTCTTTGGCCTGCCGGCCCCGGTGCGGGGCGCAGGCAAGAAAAAGCTGGTTTCGGGGGAAAGCAAAAAGGAGGAATCTAAATGATATTTAGTTTATTAGATCATGGTATGTTTTGGGCAATTTATGTACTTGACGGGGCAGTTTTATTATTCTTAATAATATTAATTATTGTTGACTTAATTGATAGAAAAAGGAAAAAATAAAAATGAAAGTCTCAACTAAATTAATAGATATTAAAGTTGGTGAATTTTTCAAAATTGGAAAATGGATCTATGAAGTTATTTCTATTCAAACATTTGGAGCTTACAAATATTACAAAAACTATATCGAAATAAGACTACATGAAATACACGATAATCATAATTGTTTTTATGCTGGTGATGAAGATACTCTTTTACACCATCAATCCGAATGTTCTGAACAATTAAAATTAGAAATATAAGTGTTGCTTAACTTGATATAGCAACACTTTTCACTCATTTAGGAGAAAAATGGAATTCTATGACCGCCAAATTTTATATCAAATTGAAAATTCCCAAAAGGAAACTAATGTATTTGTCGCATGGAAAAAAAAGCTTGTAGAACATGAAGTTGCTAGTGATATACATATTTACCGAAGTTATATTAATCCTTTGCCTATTCAACGATCTGAGAGAGGTCAATCACTCGAACCAGAACATAGTCTGGCATCTTCTTCAGCTAGAACTGCTCAAACTATCAGAGATTATATACTTAATAATAAGTTTGACTACTTCATGACATTCACGTTCGACCCCAAAAAATACAATAACACTATTCACTCTGATATCTACCACACCATCATCATGTTCATACAAAGATTAAAAAGAAGATATGGTGAAATAAAATATCTATTCGTACCTGAATATCACAAAGATAAAAAGAAAATACACTTACATGCATTACTATCTGCTGATCTACCAATTCAAGAACTATACTTAACAACTAAAAAGGGTATTACGACAAGGGCATACGATAAAATTGGCACACCACTTTATTACTTACCTGATTGGAACTACGGGTATTCATCAGCAACAAAAATATCTAATACTAATATTGAACGTGTAAAAATCGCTAATTATGTAGGAAAATACATAACAAAAGACTTAATAGTTAAATTCAACCAACAACGATACTGGGTATCAAAAGGACTAAAAAAACCAATAACATATGATCTCGGATTTACTAAACAACCGAATCTAGACATGCAATGGGATTACGCGAATAAGTACAGCTTCATAGTACGCTACATTAAAGACTAGGGGGATTCCCATCTTTATCCTTCATCCTAAAATATTGCTGCACAATAACTAGCATCATATTAATCAAGCTTCTCTGATCAACCACGCACATATTCCTAATCTTATCAAAAGTAAAATTATCACAACGGAAACTAACTAAGCGTCTCACAACAATAACCGCCATCTTCATCTTAATACTAAAAGAAGAAAAAAAAACAAACGACAATCCTAAATCCTAAAACAGGTAGAAGGGCTGACAACCCGACAGGGCTGTGCAGCAATGGTCCTAGCACTCTGGACCACACGCTAAGCAAAAGCGACAAACTAAGCCAAAAACGGAAGCCCCCAAGTCGCAAATGCGTACAAAGAAGCGCCACTTGTAGCCTGCTACAAGAAACCGCATATGCACATATGCGGACGAAGTCAGCGAAAGCTGTTTAAAAAATAAAATTAACCCATTGCTAATGTATACAATAATGTTATAATGAGATCAGAATCCTACAAAACCCAAAAAAATTTAAAAAAAGAAAAATAGCATAACAAAATAGACATTATGCGAAGTTGGCACAACGTAGCGATTCAAAGCAAAAGTAACAGTAGATCCTCCAGGCATATCCTCCTAACAAGGTTGAATGACCTGTAACAAGATCAGAAAGGGCAAACAAATGAAGATTACCATTATCAATGAGTTGGGTAAAAATGGTCAGCGTTACAATAACCTGATCCTCACGTTTACACTTAACGGACTTGAACAAAATGTTCGCATTAAGCCCGTTTTCGAACGTGATTACATCAACCTTGTAGAAATGGCCACAACAGGAAAGGAGGATAAGTAAGCATGGTTTTAACGCCTACGCTACCTGAAGCGATCTTTGCAGCTATTGGTGATGCGGTTACCGGATTTTTGGCAGTCATCACTGATGCTGTTTCCGGCATCATCCCAGTGTTCTGGACTTCTGAAACTGGAACGCTAACCCCGGTCGGCATTTTGTTGCTCATCGGTATGGGTGTCGGATTGGTGTACTTCTCATTCAGACTTCTGATGAAACTTACACGTGTTCGCTAATCCAGAATTTCTCCTAAAATTGTTAGATCTATTTTAAAGGAGGATCGTCATGCCTTCCTCGTTGACGGTCCTCCGAAAGGAGGAACAAGATGTTCCTT